AAAGTACCACTTGTGAGAAATGTGTGAACCCTGTAACCTGTAGGAGTTGTTACAGTTCCACCAGTAGGTAATGAACCTTTGGATATTATATTAAATAATCTTGGAGAAGATTGTGCCTCTGCATCCGTTGCAGTAACAGTAAAATTATAAGTTGCGGCACTAGCGTTCATAGTTCCATTAATATCTCCATCACCAGAACCTATAGTTAAACCAGTAGGTAATGAACCAGTTGTTATTGCATAAGAAGTTGCACTTGTTGCAACTAGATCAATCTCAGTAATTAATCCATTAAAAGCATTTAAAACATTTCCAGAAGCAGTTGTCCAAGCAGGTAAAGCACTATAGTCAACATTAATAGCTGCCGACAAACCAGATGTATTAGATACTACTAAACCCTCAACCTTAGTTCCTGCTGTCTTTGCTGGAGTACCAGTAACAGTAATTTGGGTTGAACTATCTCTTGTTACTGTGCTTGGAGCAGTTCCATCTATAGTAACAGTTGCACCAGCTGAAAAATTAGTACCAGTAATTACAAGTGTTTGTGTATTAAAGGTTAGTGTTACTGTTGCGGAAGCAGTTGCAGTCGGTGTTATAACAAAAGAGGTAGTACCTGAAACTGATACTACAGTTGTATTAAATGATAAAACTGCAGAGGCATTTGTTGCAGTTGCATTTGCAGAAAGTTCAAAAGATGTATCAGTTATAATTGATAAAATAGTTGCTCCAGAAGGAACACCTGTAAATTCAGCTACTGTCATTCCAACTACAAGTCCAGTAGTAGAACCTGCAACTGTAACTGTTGCATCAGTATTAGTAAGACCACAAGTAAGATTGCTAACAGGAGCAGAAATTCCTGTTCCCTTAACTACCTGTCCTGCTGTTGGCATAGTAGAACCCGGCACTAATACTGTAGTGCTACTCTGAGTAGTACAACTGAGATTAAATTCACCAACAACATCCAATGCAGTATCATCACCGGGATAATTTAGTGAAGAAACTGTAGGTGGAGAATCTATTGAAGCCCATCCAGAAGCGGAATATTGTTGCATTATGCCAAGAGTGGTATTGTACAGCATCATTCCAACAGCAGGAGTCAACGCATCTCTTTCAGTTGTTGTAAGATTACCTAATCTCACAGCACCAGTATAAGAGGGTGAGTCTGATAACTGGTCAATGCTGTGGTTGACCATCGGCCCCCATTTTTCAGCCGCACCTCCGACAATAGGTTTTAGGACTCCAGTGGCAGTTGTATTAAAACCTGAGTTTGAAAACTCCTCTCCGTATGTTCCACCTCCAGAAGAATAATAGTAGATGGTATCAGTGGTACTACCAGAAGTTACTATCGTGGTCTTTGCACCAGCACTTCCGGGCGTTCCGGTCTTGGTTACCCCAGTCGTGTACTCTGCTGATCCAGAGTTATTCGATGTTATTGAGAACTGTAAAATTTGACCAGAGTTTGAAGAATCTGCTTGATCGAAAACGTATGTGTCACCATCACGAAATGTGAGTTTTGGTGCAACTGCATCATCTATCAGAAACTTAGCATCTGCTACTGTGACTGTATAAGTTATTGTACTCATGAGTTACCTAGAATGTAGGATGTTTTGCTAGAATTATGTAATTGATGACCAGATATGGTTGCATGATGTTATGTGAAGTATCTCCAGTGCCTTGATCGTTTACAGTAATTCCAGTGTTATTGTTATCAATCGTTAATCCAGTTGCAACTGTTGCTAAGTTTGTTCCTGAGATTGAGTGCTGATGTCCAAGATTATCAACTCCATCTTCATCTAGTAAAGCGACCCCTGTAAACAAGTCTGAAGTTTGTGGTGTGTCCAATCTGGAATTAGGGATACTATCCCTTTTCGTTCCAGATCCTGGCCCTGTACCATCTTGGGCATAATCACTAATACGAACAGAAGTGTGAGCATGATCGTTCAGGACAATATCTGCTTTTGCTTTTGCAGTTGTTCCAGTGTGAGTATGTGCAGTTTCAGAGGTGGCATGAATATGACCGGAATCACTGATTGGATGAGTGTGTCTTGGAATCTCTGCATCAAGGAGAGTATGAGTTTCTGTTCCAGAACCTAATGCTATTGCTCTGGTTGATCTACCAGATATAGTGTCTGTATTGTATCCAACTGGAACCCTTGATCTTAGGTCTGGAAGCAGGAAGGTTGTACCACTTGGATAAGTACCATAAGAGTTAGTGATTAAAGTGTGTAAATCTGGATAGTCAGTCCTGACTAATGTACCTCCATTACAGACCAACCATGTTCCACCATTTGTAGTTGCAGTTGGGGCAGTTGCTTTTGGGTACATCTGGATCGTACCTATTGGCATTGCCAAATGTAAAAGTTCATCAATTTTGTCGATGCCTACATTTAGGATTCCTCCCCAGGAATTCCTCGCTCCACCTACGCTGCTTTTCTCTATAGAAAAATTAGTTGTGTCTGCCATTTTAACTTACCGTTTGTGTTGTCCATGTTGCATCGGCTACTAATTGAGAATCCCATGCAATGTATCCGAATGAATATACTGTTGAAGTTCCTGAACCTAAATCCACGTTTCCATCCCATGTCATTAGGATATTGGAAGCATAGATTGTTGTTGTACCCTGAATATCCAAAAATGAACCTTTAATCAGACCACCAAAAATATCAACATTTACAGTTGAATTATTGTGAGCAAAACCGGGCCAGATTACATGATTTGCAACCTGAATATCCGTAGTGCTTAAAGGGTTTACAAATCCCTGCTGTACACCTATCCCGTATCGGCCTTGATTAAAATTTGCTGAACCGAAACCTAGCATCAGTCAAGCTGGACTTTAAGGTTGCCTGTGTCTATCTTAAAAATATCACCCGAATTTATAATCTTCGGATTTGCTGTCGTAAAATTTGATTGGGTCAGAGTTTCGTATGCAACCAAATTTCCACTTGTCAAAGCATCATAGACACCTGCTGTTGTGGCTGTTCCCCAATCAGTAGTGGCAGTTGGGAAGGTCAAAGCACCACTCGATGCAGCTTGTGCTGTACCTGAACCAGTTACAGTCCATCCAATTGCCTGACGAGCATAACTTCCACCAGTGACCTCTGTTCCTGCAGTTGAGTCAGTTGGAGCCGCAGTTAAAAGTCCAGCGTAGTATGTCGTTGGTGCTGTATATGCAACACCTCCGAAGAGATGATTGATTACCTTGTCCTCTAAATAGTTCGTGAATCCTGCCATGATCGTTTATTAGAATGGTGTGAATGAAATGCTCGGAGTTGAGCCACTGAATTTGGCCTTCTCGTCCGAGGTTGTGATTTGCTCAATGATCTGCTGGTACTTTCCGGCCCAAATTCCTACCCTCTCATCATGTTGTAAATAGGGTGCTGAGTGCATTAAAGATCCATAAAGATACGCATCCGGATGAGCATCCAAAAGCCAGGACGTTGAGTTGTCTGCAAGTGCCGGAACTTTCTGGTAGTACACAATCTCAATCGTGTAATCTCCATCGGGTGCAGGTGCAAACTCGATATTATTCTGCATAATAGAATAATAAATGGGTTTACCCGTCATATCTCCTGCCCTGTGGATATCCAGGTTCTGGAGATTCTTATATGTCATCGGAGTCACTGGATCTGTAAGTAAGTCAATGTTACGCATACCTAAAAAATCGTCTGGCAACTTCACATACTGAGAATCAATTGGAGCCCTTGTCCGAATAGACATTTCCCGCACTCTAAGGGTCCGATTAAAGTCTGCCTCTGCCATTGTCACAAAATCTGGAATCACTGAAGTGAGATCAGAGCGGTTCAAAAAATCCGCTACGCTTGCCTTCAGATCAGTATAATTTGCTAGTGCCACAATTCTCCATGATGCAACGATTTAATTTCCAGCGACAATTTGTGATCAATGACGCATGGTATTTTCTTTTTTTTCACTTGCTTCCAAAATTCGATGTGGTCCTCAGTGAACCCTGGCGTATCGCCAATCTGGGTATGAATGAAAAACGGAATCTCCAGGACATCAAAAACGGGAATGTTAAATAAAACCATCCCTGGAACAACTCCATCAACCTCCTCGGTTTCCGGACTTTTTGGATCCGGATGTACCGTTCCATTTTTCCGGTATGCAGCATAATCATTTTTGATTATATCGGTTAAATAATTAACTCCAATAATCGCTCGCCCCCGAGCAAGTAACTGGTGTATTGAATCCACTGGAAATGTGATCTCCGGCTGCAACATCAAAACATGGGTTGCTCCCCAGGCTATTGACTCACCAATTAGATGATGCCTTATC